ATGTTAAATAAAAGTAGGAGGAAATTATAATGGCATGTGTAACCGCACCGGAAGTAAAAGAAATAATGAACGGATGTACTTTGACTGATACTCAAATGGATCCATTCATTTTGTCTGCTCATTCCTTTATAACTAACGTATTTGTCGATGATACTTCGGCAACTGCAGCTTTTAAAAAGGAGTTGGAGCGATGGCTGACGGCTCATCTAATTGCTTCCGTTTACGGGAGTAGTGGTATGGCAGCGAGTTCGACGGTCAAACGGGAGAAGATAGGGGATGCTGAGATAGAGTATGCCGTGTCTCCTTCAGCTACGGAGGTAGGATTTAATTCTACTCCATACGGACAAGTGTTACTCCGATTAGATACTACGGGACTAATCGCTAATGCAGGGAAGCGTTCTGCTACTATTTTTGCGATTAAAAGTTTTAAGTAATTATGAGTATAGCCAGTTATATAGCGAGCAAATGCGTAGAAACCGCCGTCTATTGGGGAAGTCCAGTAGAGGATGGATTTGGAACAAAAACCTACGCAGAACCTATCGAAATTGCTTGTCGTTGGGAAGATCGGCAACAGATAGTAGGAGCCATAACCACTAGTCGAGTTTTGGGGTTTGGGGAAGTATCCCGTGCTAGGGTATTCGTGACACAGGATGTAGAAGAGGAAGGGGTGTTATTTCACGGTACGTTGTCGGATTTAACACTTGCAGAGAGGGCTAACCCGAAGTTAAAGGAAGGGACACATATAATAAAGAGGTTCGAGAAAATCCCTGCAGTAGGCTCTACGACAGAGTTTTTAAGAACGGCTCATTTGACACCTTGGTTGACATGAGAATAACTAGAGTACGGGGCATACAGAAGGTGATGAGTAATCTGAATAAGAAGATTGCTCAATGGGAAGGTCCAGTGACTATGGGAGGATTGGTGAAAGCGGTTGCGGTAGTACATAATGCTACGGAAAAGGAACAGCCCTCCATTCCCATAGATATAGGTAATATGCGAGCCAGTTGGTTAGTAGTAACGTCCAAAGGGAATGTGCAAAGAGGGGGAAGTCCTCATTTCAAGATTATGAGAAGGAAGCGGAAAGGGGAAACCACGGTTCATAAAGCCGATGTAGAGAAGTTAAAAGCGGGGCATGCTACGGCTATTGCTTATGCTAGGGGGGCTGCTTCCCATGGGACAAAGAAATTCCCTGCCGTAGCGTTTGGGTATGGAGCGTACTATGCTATGATACAACATGAAACGACGCATTTCCAACATAGTCAGGGACAGGGGGCGTTATGGTTTATGAAAGCTATTGATCGGAATAAGGGGAAAATGTTAGCTAAAATTCAAAATGCGGTGAAGATAAAAGGAAATAAATCCAAAGGATAATGAATGCACCTAGTGAAGATATTAAGGATATGTTGGAAGCGGAAAGTTCGTTAGGACTAACTTTTGCTGAAAACTTGTTTATTGGGAAAGAACCTACTATACCCCATGATTGTGTAACCATCTACGATGAGATAGGAAACATGCCCGATCTTGCTATGGATGGTACGACTTACTATTATCCTATAATTCAGATCAGAGTACGAAGTATAGGTTATCGGGAGGGGTGGACGCTCATTAATAATATAATGCTTTCGCTTCATGGCCGGGCAAACGAGACATGGAACGATGCATTGTACACAGTTATCTACTGCTCTAGTGGACCAGCTTTACTAACGTGGGACGATAACGAATTTTGTAAGTTTATTGTTAATTTTAATTTGCAGAGACGAGAATCTGCTTAACTAAAAAAAGGAGGTAAAAATGGCGAGTAATGCTATCGCAGGGGTAGGAACCATCTTTCTGAGAGCTGGTGTAGCCCTTGCTGAGGTAACTTCCATAACCGGACCAGGCATGACGAGGGAACAAATCGACGTTACCTCATTGGATTCGGACGGAGGCTATCGTGAGTTTATTGCAGGATTTAGGGACGGGGGTACGGTGACGCTCAATATGAACTTCACTGCTTCCACCTTTGCTCTCATCCTGGCGGATTTTGATAGCGACGTATTGCAGAGTTATGAAATTATTCTGCCCGACGCTGCTTTGACTTCGTTAGATTTTATGGGACTGGTGACTGAGTTACCTTTGTCGATTCCTACTGATGATAAGGTTACGGTTGACGTAACTATCAAGATCAGTGGTCGGGTAACTTCTAACTCCGGTACAGGAACCTAATGGAGTAAAATCCTAATCAAGGGTTTATTTTTATTAATCAACATAAATAATAGGAGGTAATCAACATGGGACTTTTTAATCGTAAACAGCTTTTAGAAAAAGAAAAGGTACAAATCTCTAAAGTAGATTTGGGTAGTGACAATTTTGTATTCGTCCGGCAGATGTCTGGTCGGGAACGGGATCATTTCGAGCAATCCCTTATTCGTTCCGTTAAGAACGCTAAAGGGCAGGTGGAAACCATAGAACAGTCTCTGGAGGATTTCAGAGCGAAACTAGCAGTAGCAACCCTTTGTGACGAAGTAGGAAACATGCTTCTCTTCCCAGGGGATATTGCTACATTGAGTCAGAACATGAGTGCTACGTCTTTGGACAAGATAGTAACGGAGGCTCAGAGAATTAATAATCTTACGGAAGCGGATAAAGAGTATTTAACAAAAAACTCCGATGCCGGCCAAGCCGGCAATTCCAGTTCCGACTCTGTCTCGAATTAGGATATGCTCATCCAGACAAATTACTGGATGAGCTTACTTCTACTCAGATCAGCGAGTGGGAAGCGTATGATAGGATAGATCCAATTGGTAGTTGGAGAGAGGATTTTAGAATGGCTTTTATGAGTAGTACAATCGTAAATACTGCAATCCGAACTAATTCCAAGAATGGAAAGCTCACATCCGTCGCAGACTTTATGCCCGATTTTGACATCACTGCTCCCAAAGACGTTAAGAAGCAATCGACAGAGGAAATGAAACGAATACTTTTGCAGATAGCGGGGGAACAAAACAAGAGGATGGATAAATTGGATAAGATAGCTGAAAGGAAAAAAACTAAAAAGCAAAAATAATGGCTAGTGAAAACATCGGTCAATTAATCGTCACCCTAACAGCGGATACCAAAGGGGTATATGCAGCCAAGGTTGAGTTGATGAGTCTGAATAAGGGTATTCAACAGACGGCGGTTAAGGCTCAGGATTTAGCTACCCGAATGCAGACGATGGGGCGTAAGATGATGAACTTTTATAGTTTCGGCTATCGTGCTACCATGATGCTAACCGTTCCTTTAGTTTTGGCAGGTACGGCTGCATTTAAGTTAGCCAAGGATTTCGACGCTGCTATGAATAAGATCGTAGGTCTGGTTGGTATTGCCCGTGATACTATGGAAAGTTGGAAAGGGGAGATTTTAGCGATGGCTCCCGTCGTTGGAAAATCCCCCAAGGAGTTAGCGGAAGCATTATACTTTGTAACTTCGGCTGGGTTTAAGACAGCAGAGGCTTTGGAGATAACGAAGCAAGCAGGTATGGCTGCTGCTGCAGGGTTGGGAGATACGGCTACCGTAGCAAATGTTATTACATCCGCCATGAACGCCTATCGGGATAGCGGATTATCTGCTGCACATGCTATGGATATTCTGGTCGCTGCTATTCGTGAAGGTAAAGCGGAAGCCCCAGGGTTTGCTTCCGCCATTGGTCAGGTCATCCCTATCGCTTCGGAGTTAGGGGTGTCCTTCGACCAAGTAGCTGGAGCGATGGCTGCCATGACTTTGAAAGGGGCTAGTGCTTCCAATGCAGCAGTATATTTAAAAGGTATTCTCAACATATTGATTGACCCTGCTTCGGAAACAGAACAGTTGCTTCGTAAGATGGGAAGTTCAGCAAATCGCTTACGGGGAGTTTTGGAACAGGAAGGGTTGATGGCAGCCTTGCAGGAAGTTCGGGTATTAACGGAGAAGTGGGGAGTGAGCATAGCCGGAAAAGTATTTCCAAACATACGAGCCTTGATAGGGTATTTGTCCTTGACGGGGGAGAATTTGGAGTACAACAAGATGGTAATGGACGAGGTTAAAAACTCCTATGGGGATGCAGCCTATGCCTTCGAGCAAGCCGGAAAGAGTATCCAACAGAAATGGAACGTAGCCCTTGCTAAAGGACAGGTGGCTATGATCAGTTTAGGGAATGCCGTATCCTCTGTTTTACTCCCCGCATTTGAATGGTTAATGAAAGTCGTAGAGAGGATAGCAAAATGGTTTGATAATTTAAACGAGGTCGTAAAGAAAGTTATAATAGTTTTTGGAGGGGTAATGGCTGCAGCGGGTCCAGTGTATTTACTATTTGCTTTTTTGTTAGCAAATATTTTACCTGGATTGATTCGAGCCTTTACCGGATTAGTTTCTATTATAGGGAAAGCCAAACAAGCTATGGTTGCCTTCAAGTTAGCCTCAGTGGGAACGGTCTTTGGGGTAGTTGCTTTAGCTATAACAGGGATTGCCATAGCTTTGGGTAAGGTAAAGAATAAGCTAGATGATTTTGAAAAGGCTACGAAAAATGTAGTGCAAGCCCAAGGTACGGAAATCATAGCACTTGATTACGTATTCAACCGATTGAAGAAAACAACGGAAGGAACGAAAGAACGAAAAGCAGCTATTGCCGATCTTAATCAACGGTATGGAGAGTATTTACAGAATCTGGTAACTGAAAAATCTTCGTTGGAAAAGATTGAGGAAGCTCATAAAGCGGTAACCAAAGTAATGTCTTCCAAATTGGCTTTTCAAGGATATGAGCAAGCTATTGCGGGACAATATGAAGAGGTTGCTAAAGTATTCTCCAAGAAGATGGGTAAGTTTTCACAGGTAGTACAAAAAGCTACTCAGGGAGCCGGAACCACCGATTTTCTTTTGGATATTTATAAGACGGCAGATGAAGTAATAGAAAGAGAATCTCAAGGTATAACAGATCGGGCTTCTAGTCGATTTATGGAAGCCTCTAAACTTTGGAATAAATATGTAAAGAGTTTGATAGGAGGGGCTACTAAAGCAGGTTTGAGTCTTGACGCATTTAGGGATGCTTTCTATGAAGTAATAGATATAAAAGCTGAAGTATCTCCTATGGTAGCCTTAATGGAAGCAGAGCAGAAAAAGCATGAGTGGGCAATGGAGGCTTTGGATAAACTACGAGAATCTAGAATTCAGGGAGTTAAATATGAAGATCCAATACTCCAGGAACTTCGTTTAGAGTATCCTGCAGCAATGAAGGAGATCGAGGAGAAGATTCGTTTATGGGGAGGGGCTTATGACGACGTAGCGGAGAAAATAAAGTTAAACGAGGAGTGGTTAAACAAGATCGCTGTTCGTCAGTCCCAAATACGGGAAAGTAAGATGGGAGCCGATAAGGAGGCCATGAAAGCCCTTGAAAATCAAGCGTTGGGACTTCAAATGGCGACTTGGGATTTAAAATATGAAGATTGGGGGAGGCAAATAGATTTACTTACAAAAAAATACGGGTTTTTGGGGGATACGATGGATGCGTCCGAAGCCCGATTAGCGTATTGGACAGATCAATGGGAAGAGTTTAGTAAGGGATTAAATGCAGTGGGAGGAGAGATGCAATGGCTAGGATTGCATGGATCTATGTTACAACAAGTATTAGACCTATTATCTAAAAAAATACAAGATGCTCGGTTAGATGTTATAGTAGAAGGAACTAGAAAAGCAGTAGCCGAATATCAAAGAATGTATGACGTGACCGGATATTTGGAATATGAATTGGAAGCCTTGAATGAAGCCGTATCCGGACATAAGAAGTTTATAACCGAATTAGGATTACAACTAGGTAGTACGGCATCCAAGACAGAAGAGTACCGGAAGGAATTAGAGAATTTGTATCAATTAGAATACTATACTTTTAAGAAATCAGCCGAAGCAAATATTAAAGCCTTAAAGGATCAGGAGGCAGCGATGTTTAGTCTTAACGCTACCTCTTCCCTGTATTCCGCTACCATGTCTAGGATAAGCGAGGAAATGGAATTTTTATCCTCCAAGAATAGAGAGGCGTCAGAGCGGTATAAGGAACTAGCCAATGCATTAATGTACATGCGATTGGGAGAGGAAGTAGCCAGTCGTGCTACGGAGGCTTTGGGACAGTTGTTCGACGTTATGGTAGATCAAAGTCTGACGGCAGAGGAACGGATGAAGAAGATGTCCGAAATCATCCAAAGTGCTATGTTAAGTATAGTACGGGATGTTATGATGGCGGTTGCCAAAATGCTAATATTAAAAGCCCTGATGGCGTCTATACCTGGACTATTCCCTGCTTCGATGCTGATGACGCAGGGAGGAGGTTTATTTAACCTAGTCAAATTCGGGATACCAGGATTAGGATTAGCTGAAGGTGGGATAGTCCCTGGTGGATACCCCAATGACTCTTATCCGGCTATGTTATCCTCCCGTGAGGCAGTTATCCCTCTAGACAATTTGCAGATGTCTCCTCAAGTGTTAGAGGGGGAGGTTAGGTTCGAGATAGAGGGAGATCGTTTGGTAGGCATACTAAAGAAACAAGGCATTAAAAACTCACTGTACTAATGGCGTATGGATTAAAGTACCAATCGGAGTTCTATAATCGTTATGGCAAACTTGTACAAGTACAAATAGCCAAGGATGATTACGTAGGGTCAGTAACCAATCTGAGGTCGGTAGAAGTTCAGATAGAAGTAAACTACCAAGACCATAACAATCCTATTATCGGAACGGGAGCCAAAATCATAATCGTAAATACGGAAGCGTTTAACGCCTTGGAGGATTTGCTTACTTCTTTGGAGAAAAACTTCTTGTGTACTATCGTTTATGGAGGGGCTACGGTATTCAAAGGTTTTTCTATTTGCGATTTGAATGAACAGGAGTTCCTACCAAATTCTAAAATCACTCTGCAATTTACGGATTACTTACGGCGATTAGAGGGAAATTATCTGACTTGTCTGCAAAATATATCGGAAAATACTAGTTATGCTGATGTAGTATGGGAAGCCATAGAATCAATTGGGTTACATACTTCGTTATACGTAAACTCAACCCTATTTGAAACCACAATGGATCAGGGAACGGGAGATACCTTTTTAGAGCAGACTTATTTTGAGAATACCGTTTTTTTCACTGATCCCGTTAATTACGATGATACTTATACAATACTAAACAAAACTCTATTACCTGCAGGGGCTTACTTATACTCTCTAGGAAACAAATGGGTATTGGAGCGTCAGGAGGATATTACCCGTGCTGGGGCTTGGGTTTACCTAGCAAATAGTTCTACGGCAGGAGTGACTACGGCTAATCTAGCCCAGTCATATAATAAACAGGACGGAGATTTTCAATACAAAGATACTTCCCAAAAGATAGCATATAGTTCGGGGGTAAATATGCTGATCTTGAATTTAAAGGAAAAGGAGCAGGATACTTTAGCCTTTAATGACTTTAGTGTAGATATGCCTACGGTATCGGACGAAACTCCGAACCCAGGAACGTTAGCCCCCAGGACGTGGTATATACACGAGAACGCTATCAACATAGAAACAGGGTACGACTATCGTGGAATGGCTTCTTGGGTTAAATGGCAATATACTCCCGATCCAAACGATAGACGGGCTAACGATCATAACGGTTTATTTTACTGTTTCGATGCTCAATTTAATATTAACCCTGATTCTCCTACGGAATTATCCATCAATTATACTATGTCCATAGAGGCTAAAAACTGGCTTTTAATAGACGAGGTTATTATGCGATTTATTTTAAGAATGGATGGAGGTTCATATTCGGGGCGGTACATTGGAGAAAGGGATATGCCCGGAGATACTACCATGCCTGCCGTAGTGAACGAACCTTATATATGGACTACCACGGTTACTTTATCAAAAGCCACCACCACCAGAGAGAAAGTTTATAATGTAAGTGCTACCATAGATTTTAGCAGTCAGTTTATAGAGGAAGATTCTAATATCATTTTTCCTAGTCTATGGCAAATGCTAGGAAAGCCTACCACCCAAAGATTTATCCTATTTATTTTACCCCCTGTCGTACACCAAATAAATTTGACCGGAGGAAGTAATAGTGGAGACTCTTACTTTTTTACTTCTACTGATAGTTATCTAGGGGATGTATCTATTAAAATAACTGAAGATGATACCCCAAATAAATTGACTTACACGGCTAACGAGAACTTTATCAGAACGGAAGAAATTGATTTGGACTTATTTGATTTAAGCAATATAAATTATAGCAATGGGTTGATGACACCCTCTACGTCTGATCCTACGGAACTAATTAAAACTCAGCTTTGGGAATCTGAAAATAATCCTACGGCTATTCCCATAGCGGATATATTCGCCAAAAATAGGTATCGGAATAATTACCGGACGATCCATACTTTAAAAGCTACCATACTGTATGATGGTCATCTGAAGCCGTTTTCCGTTATCACGGATGATAATCTACCTATGGATTCTTCAACCAACCGAACGCTTATTCTGTTAAATTATACTTGGGATTTAAACAACGGTACTTATGATATAGAGGCTGAGGAATATACAGACGAGGAGATCATAATAGCAGACCCAGGAGAAGATAGTAGTGGAGGAACGGGAAGCAGTGGTACCATGACTTTGGATGCTCCTACTTGGGTATCTGTAACTCAAACAGCCCCAGGAGGGCATATATACGTCCAATGGAATGCCGTTACGGGGGCTACGGGGTACAGACTGAGAAGAACTCCCTCATGGTACCTTTACCCTGATGGTAGTGGGGCTTATTGGGCTATGTATTCTACGGTAGTATATTCTGGAGGGAATGATTTCTACGCCGATCATATTGAAGAAGAGGGAACGGGAGAGGACGGGATGACTGTTTACTACGAAGTGTGTGCATATAATAGTAATGTTGAGAGTGCGTATTCGAGTACAGAAACGGTAACTTGGAATGCTTAATAAGATATGGCAACAGTAATTTATAAGACAATAGCGAATATCCGAAGGGGTGTTGGTACTACTCTGTTACGATCTTCTAGTAAAGGAGAATGTGATCTCTCTAACTACTACACCAAGACAGAACTTTTAGCCTATCATGGAGCAAAAGTTCATTATTCTAATATTGTATATGATGGATTATCCGTAGGAAAGGTTTATGGAACATCTATTGTTCAGGGTTGGTTAAGGGTAACGGGTAGTGGGGCGATACGGGGAATAATACGGGGAATGTCTATCGTTACGGGGTATTTATATCCGGTCTATGGAACGGGAGAGGCTTATTTCTTTATCCATTCCATTGAAGAAGATTCCTTTAGTAATGTATCACTTGTAAACGATGAAACCACTCCAGGCAATAGTCAATTATATGGTACGAATGCTTCGGGGGTAAAAGGATGGTATGACATTCCTACAAGTGGTACTCCTGATGCTCATCACCTAACACATGAGAATGGAGGGTCAGATGAAATATCTGTGGCAGGGTTAAGTGGTGTTTTGGCAGACGCTCAGGTTCCGTCGGCTCATAATACTACACATGAGAATGGTGGAGCGGATGAAATATCCGTAGCAGGATTAAGCGGGGTATTGGCTGATGCTCAGACACCTGTAGCCCACGATCTTACTAGTTCTTACCATACAGATAGTAGCTTGACTACAGGATATTTCCTGAAGGCTACAGGGGCTACTACATTTGCCTGGGCAGCCCACGGTTTAACATATACAGATGTAGGAGCAGCAGCCACCTCTCATGTACACGGAAATATAACAAGTGCAGGGGCTATTGGTTCTACCGCCAACCTGCCTGTAATTACAACTACGTCAGGGGTATTGACCACAGGCTCTTACGGTTTGTCTTTCATAGGGAATGGATCGGCTCAATATCAAATACCTGTAACAAGCACCACTCCTTTTACCCCCTCTTGGACTACGGCTACGAACTTGCTTGGGTCGAGTGGATTAAACTCCTTAACCTATGTCTCTGCGTCTTTCGTAAAAATGACAGGAGCAAATACCTTCACGCTTGACACCGCTACATATAGTTCTTCTACCCACGCTCATGGCAATATTACTTCAGCAGGAGCAATAGGAAGCACCGCTAACCTGCCTGTAATTACGACCACTTCAGGTGCTCTTACCACAGGTTCTTACGGCTTGTCTTTTATAGGGGTAGGTTCTGCTCAATATCAAATAGCCGTTACAGGAACAACTCCTTTCACTCCGACGTGGACCACGGCAACCAACTTGGTAGGGGCTAATGGTTTAAATAGTTTAAGCTATGCCTCACTTTCTTTCGTAAAGATGTCTGCTGCGGGTACGTTCAGTTTGGATACTGCCACCTATGCTTCCTCTACTCATGCCCACGGCAATATCACCTCTGCGGGAGCAATTGGTAGTACATCCAATCTACCTGTGATAACCACTACAAGCGGGGTACTTACAACCGGTTCATACGGGTTATCTTTTATAGGAGTAGGCTCTGCTCAATATCAGATTCCAGTTACGGGAGGCAGTCCGTTTACACCTGCTTGGACGACTGCCACCAACCTGCTTGGGGCAAGTGGTTTGAATAGCCTGAGTTATTCTTCCCTGTCCTTTGTAAAGATGTCGGCTTCTGGCACTTTCACCCTAGATACCAATACCTATATTACTGGATCTCATAATCACGATTCAGACTATATCTCTATTGTTAGCACTCCAACGGCAGGGAACTTTCCTGTGCTAACTGCGGGAGGGGAATTAAATAATAGTACCTACAATAACGCAAGTTTTGCCACTGCTGGGCATGATCATTCGGGAACATATCAACCTGCCCATACCAATCTTACTTCATTGGCTACTCTGTCTTACTCATCAACATCATTTGTGAAGATGACAGGAGCAAGTACGTTCGCTTTAGATACCAATACCTACTCCGTTTCTACCCATGCCCACGGCAATATCACTTCAGCAGGAGCAATAGGCAGTACGGCTACCTTGCCTATTATTACTACAACGTCAGGGGTACTTACTACTGGCACGTTTGGTACAGGAGCAGGAACGTTTTGTCAAGGAAACGATAGTCGATTGAGTGATACTCGAACTCCTGTGGCACATGACCTTACAAGTGCTTACCATACGGATAGTGGTCTGACTACGGGGCACTTCCTGAAGGCTACCGGAACAACTACCTTCGCCTGGGGGGCACACGGATTGACTTATACTGACGTAGGTGCTCAACAGACGCATACCAATCTTACTTCACTATCTGCCCTGACGTATGCTTCCGTTTCGTTCGTCAAAATGACCGCAACAGGAACGTTCAGTTTGGATACCGCTACTTATGCCTCTGGTACGCATAACCACGATTCCTCTTATATAAGTATAGTATCTACGCCCACAACAGGCAATTTTCCTGTCCTTACCTCAGGAGGGGAATTAAATAATAGCACATATAGTAGTGCGAGTTTCGCTACGGCAGGTCATACTCATACAGCTATGGTAGATTATACAGGTTCCCCTTCCGATAATTACATAGCCGTATTTACCGATACCAATACCATAGAGGGTACTTCAGGGTTGACCTACAATGGATCAACTCTTTACGTTTCGGGCACAATTACTTCTACGGGAGATATGACGGCAACGAACTTTTGCCAAAGTTCTGACGAAAGACTAAAGAGTAACATTGCTCCTTTCAAGGCTTGCTACATGGATATATCGTACAAAGAGTTTGAGATGACGGCTGATCCTGGCGTCAAGCGTTACGGAGTGATAGCACAGGAGTTGCAAAAGGATCATCCCGAATTGGTACGTGAGGACGAGAACGGTATGCTCTCCATAGCTTACATAGACTTGCTGATTAAAGAAGTGGCATACCTGAAGCGTAAGATACGGGAGTATCAAGATATATTTGACGTAGACTAATGGCATTAACAGACAATCTATATGGTTGGTGGAAATTAAATGATACAGGCACCACCTGCGATGACTCTCATTCTACCTTAGATGGCACCAATAGTGCAGGGGTAGAGAAGGTTGCAAGTGGCGGAGTGAACAATGGGGCGTACTATGATTACGATGGATCCACTGACACTACCTACTTCGGGGATGTCGCCAAACCAAACTCTGCAATATCTATTGCTTTCTGGATAAAATGTAGTGCCCAGGCTTCGGAAAGGTTTATTGTTTGTCATGCTCATTACGACGGAGCATGGTATGGATACAGGGTTTCTATTGGGGATGACGGATATATTTATTTCTTCTGTTCTGATGGTGCCGGTCATTATCTTGACTTTGGTAAAGCTACCAATCTTGCGGACGGTTCTTGGCATCATGTCGTTTGTACCTTTAATGGAACGACAGGGTATATCTATACAGATAATGGAACACCGAATAGTAATACAGATTTTAGTGGGTATTCCATAACCTATACAACCAGTCATAACTTACGCTTTGGGAGTAACGAAACAGGGGATGGTAATTTTTATGATGGTAGCCTGGATTTGGTTGGTATATGGAGCCGTGCCATATCCGCATCAGAGGTAGATGATCTATACAAGAATGGACCGACTGACGCTCTTGATTATCCCTTCACTTCAGGCGGTCCAATATCAGGAAACACTCATGGTACATCTTCTGTATCAGCCACTACGGGGTCATCGAGCACTCTGGAGAATGGTTTATACGGACATTGGGGGTTAGATGAAACCGCCGGATCAACCTGCTACGACGATACGGCAAACAATCTAGACGGGACGGGGTATAACATTACTTACAACAATGCGGGCAGGAGGGATTTGTGTTATACGTTTAATGGCTCCTCTAGTTATGTAGACATGGGTGCGGTAGCTCATCCTACCGCTGCTATCTCTATATCTTGTTGGGTCAGAATAGCTTCTCACCCGTCTGAAACTAAATGGATAGTTGACAATGAATCTTATTCTACCAATTACTACGGGTACAGATTACAGGTTTATACTTCTGGGTACTTTACATTCTATCTGTTTACCGGAACAAGCAATTATCTTGAGATTTACACAGAAACAGATATTGCGGACAATACTTGGCATCACCTTGTATTCACTTGGAATGGAACAACGGCATATGTCTATTTAGATAATGATAAAGATGCTGGCACCTCCTGGAGTATATCAATAGGCTATCAGGGTAGTGCAGAACATTTGGTATTCGGCAGGTCGATATGGAGCGACCGATATTATTCGGGAAACCTAGACCTAGTGGCAATATGGAATAGGGCACTGACCGATGCTGAGGTTTCCAATCTTTACTCGTCCGGTCTAGGATTAGATTATCCATACGATGAAGGTGAATTAGGTGAGTCCTTGATAGGCAATTCCCATGGCATAGCCTCTTTGTCTGCCCGGTTTGTTTCCGTCAACACCCGCTACTGTGATCCTGATGGAGTAGATACCTCTGGCAGGGATGGTACGATAGGGCAAGAATGGCACCTGCCTTCTTATGCTGCCACTCGTGTCACTACGGCAGGATGGACGATTCACGTCAATGCCGGAACCTATGCTGATTCTAGTCGTATCGTCCTTGCCGCAGGAGTAAACCTAGAAGGGGATGATGAAGCCACGACCACTATTAACTGTTCTTACAATGCCTCTTCATTCTCAGATGCTGCAATTTACGCTGTTTCTAGTTCAGTTACGAGCGGAGGACAAACAATCTCTAATCTAACCATAACAGGCTCTAGTTATGCTGCGTCAAGAGGTATCTATACAAGATATAGGGATGATTTCGTTATTCATGATTGCACAATACAGAACTTCGATAAGTCGGGTATCAACGCTTATTCTGAGATAGACTGGGTTACCCCACCCTCGACCTATACAACAGGATTGAGGATATATAACTGCACGATTAACAATAATACAGAATCACCGGATAACGGGGGCGAATGCAATCTGAGGTGGTCGGGGCATGAGGACTACGCTATTTACAACAATACTATATCGAGCACTACAAGGGTTACTCCAAGGTCAATTTACAGTTCCCAGGTTAAGAACGGGAAGATATACGGAAATACCTTTAATACAAGGGAATCTATAAGCAGTGAGTGGTTATTTACTATGGAGTTATGGAACAACAGAGGTGGGATTGAGATATACGATAATACAATCAACGGGGGAGGGACAATAGATATCGGAGGACATACGACACAAAAAGGAAGTTATGACTACGGGGTTTCCATACACGATAATGAATTCCTTTTATCTGCTCTTGTTCCTTATGATTCTACTCCGACTTGTGCCATAACGGTAGAGTGTTGGGATTCAATAGAGTCAGTTTACGTTTATAGCAACTACATGATAAATTTTCCCTGGGGGATCAACATAACCGCCGGGCAGGCAGATGCCGTAATTGAGGATGTATATGTTTACTCCAACCTGATAGTAAATAGTGCAAGTTCCAATACCTCTTGGGCAAGCTTTGGGATAGGGATAGTTTATCAGACTCCAGGCATAACAAGAGACAATATAAACGTTTGGAACAATACTATAATTGGTGGACAAACTTATTCCTTTCGGGGTATTTATCTATCCATAGACGGGACCAATACAAACATAGAGTTCAAAAACAATATCATACAAGGGTTCGATTATCCAATCAGGGTAGAGGATGAGAGTTCTGGTAATACGGGAACGCTGAACTATTTTAATGTCGACTACAATTTATTATATTCAAACGACACGAGTTCTGTTTCCTTTGAGGCTGATCTAGAGATTACCAATTACACCAACACAGGACAGATTGTGGATGATCCGGAATTTGTATCATCCTCTGATTTTCATTTATCGTCTACCTCATCCCCGGCATACCGTGCAGGGGTGGACGTCGATTTACTTGCAGACTTTGATGGGAATGCCTGGGGTGTACCACCTTCAATCGGAGCGTATGAGTATGGCACAGGCTCAGCCTCCGTCCCTGACACTTTTACATTCTGTCTGTCTGTTGTGGTAGAGGTTGTGAATCCAACCACTGATGATCTGGAGGATTGTTTTAATGATGCTATTGCCGACTGGTTTGATCCTGTCTATGAAGGGGCACACGACCGTCTTTCCAATTTCCGTAATTACGGAGCAATGAATGCTCCTTCGGCAGCATTGCAAGGGCAAACACATGGTATTTCTTCAGGTAATAAGGCTACTCCTGCTGGAGGATCAGGACTACATGCTAGTACGAATGGTAATGCTATTGTTATAGGAGAACTGAGTTCAACAGGGGGTACATACTGTGACTGGTGGTTGCCTTCTCAGAGCGAACTGAACTCAATGTACAGCAACCTACGACTTTACGGGGTAGGTAATTTCAATACCACATCGGGTTATTACTATTGGACCTCAACGGAGGTCTCTGCTACCAATGCTTATGCCGTTACTTTTTATAATGGGGGATTCCTTTCTACTGCCAAGGGTACTACTACAAATATGCTGATCCGTCCATGTCGTAGCTTCACTACCGCAGCCTCCTACTCTTTACGTTCTACGGGACAGGCAGGGGGGTTGATCTTTTATATTTATGATAATGGTGATGGAACCTATACCTACTACGAAGCAGCATTGACGGACATTAATAACTCCCATGCTTGGAGTAACGTTACAAGTTCTTATATCGGTACAACCTCCTCGTCCATCGGGGAGGGGTTGAATAATTCAAACGAGATAGTGGCACAGATTGGTGAAACGGATAGTGCCGCAGCCCACTGCCTAGATTATTGTGCAGGGACAGGATCATACAAAGGTCCACTAGTAACCTCTGCCTACGGTGCGAGTGCTGGAAATAAGAGTACCCCACACGGGCACGGTCGGTTGTATGGAAATACGCACGGGGTGGCTGTCGTGGCGGGAGGAATTGGTACAGCTACCTCTGAATACTCTGCTACCATATGGTCATCCTTTGCCGCAGGATGTGTCGATCATTCAGGTTCGGTATGGTCTACGGTGCGTAGTGCAACTTCAGGAACCAATTCTCACGACTATAATTACTCGCCTCAGAAATGCGGAGTGCAGTACAATGGTTCGACATACTATATAAGACGTGTATTTGCAGGATTTGATCTGTCTGCCTATGCCGGCAGATCACTTCTTTCAATAAAACTCGTGCTTCCATACAGCTATACGGGGTCAATAAGAACGGTAGCGGTACTGTATGGAACTCAAAATAATACCATATCTACGGTAGACTTCGATGCCTTTACTTTTAGTAATTATGCTTTGAGTGGAAGTCAGGCGGAGTATTCAAACGGTAGTTGCTCACTTCCTTATTATAGGGAGGTTGTTGCTTCTGCCGGAGAGATATCTGCATTGAGTGCATATATGGGTAGTACCCTTAAACTTGCAATTCTCCATACCTACGATAACGCTAACTATTCAGGATTCGGATCAGCCGAACATAATCTTGATATAGGGTATTGGGGTGGTGAGCAGGCTTCGTGTTCCGGAATAGGAATTATTCCTTATTTGCGTATTACATATTCATAATCAATTAAAACAAACAAAAATGAAAATTAAACTTAATCAAGAGTTGAAGGCAGTAGATGGAATCGAAACCTTAAAAGGAGACAAAGGCAGACCTCTTACTCTACATGACATCTGCGTTGGTGCTATTTTAAGTCCTTCGCAGGACGATGATGAAAAGAAGAAATACAAACGGTGGGAGATTTTTAAGAAGATCAGAGACGCCGTGGACGACGAGGTTTTCCTGACGGCTGATGAGGTAGTGATCCTCAAGGCTTCCATTGGTAAGCATAACCCTCCCCTTATCATGGGTCAGTGTTATGACATAATTGAAGACAACAAAGAGTAATAACTAAATTTGTAAAAGATGAGAAAATTATTTGACGTTTTATTTAACAGATTCTGGGTCAACTTTGCATTAATGTTGGGTATTGCAATTCTTGATCTTATTGGACTTACATCCAAGATGAACTTTGGGATAGGCTTTGTTATTGCCTTCCTGTATTTTATTGGGTTTATAGTATATAACATGACTAAAAAAGAATGACATGGACTTATTGACAGTTTTGATTGTGATTATTGTAGTCGGGGTAATACTCTGGCTTGTGAACTCTTACATCCCGATGGACGGGAAGATCAAGAAGATACTCAACGTAGTTGTGGTAATCTTCCTTATACTATGGCTCCTGCATGCCTTTGGCTTATTCCATCACCTGGGTAACATCAGAATATAGGTATGGAAAAAACTAATATCTTTAAATACGCAATTGGAGGACTGATAATATTGGGGTTCTTCACATTACTGGCCTTCCTTATCTATAAGCCTATCCCTGAGGGGAATGCGGAGTTACTATACCTAGTTGTCGGTGCTCTAGTAGGCTCGTTTGGCACTATTGTAACCTACAACTTTGGGTCGAGTGCCGGCAGTGCGGAGAAGGCAAGGACAATAGAAAGGATAGCGGAGGGTAAGAAAAATGATAATCCCTGCTGACATAAAAAACATGGTGCTGGGATTCCTGATGGCGATGTTATTGTTCGTCGGAGGGTGGGCGGGATACAAACTCTATCCCACTCTGCATCCTTGTCCTGAAGTCAGCACCGATACTGTTCTCGTGCACGATACCGTTACCCATACGATACCTGATACTATTCCATATTATATTGCCGGCAAAGACTCCATAATATACGATACGGTCTTTAAGGATGTTGACACAGCAGCAATACTGAAGGATTATTTTGCCTGGCATTTTTATACCAGGCATTGGGAAGATAGTTTGCTTTCTGTTACGCTGCACGATGTAGTTTCTCAGAATAAGTTTGGCGGAAATGAGTTTACTTACAAGATACTGCGTCCGCAGACAGTCATAACCAATGTTGTGGATAATTCCCGCTCCCGTTACATAATATTTGGAGCTGATATCCCGTTTAAGACAATAGATCACATGAGTGTCAATGTCGATGCAATGTTCGTGACGAGCAGGTTT